ATCCTGTGAGCTTGGATTTCCGGGTTTGGGCATTGTAAGGGTGCATCGGTCTCCAGAGGAAGTTTTTTCCGATGCCGCCCTTGCGAGCTTTGAGGGAAAACCGGTGACGGATGACCATCCGCCGGAACTGATCTCTTCGGAAACAGCCACTTTGTATGAAAGAGGTCATGCACAAAATATCCGGAGGGGAACGGAGGGATGGGAAGGATACGTCATTGCTGATCTGCATATCCACGATAAGAGCCTGATTCAGGCTGTACAGAACGGAAAACGAGAGATCAGTTGCGGCTATGAGTGTGAATATATCGATAATGGAGACGGCACTTACAGCCAGAAGAATATCAGAGGGAATCATATTGCGGTCGTGACCCGGGGAAGAGCAGGGAAACGGGCCGCAATTTTAGATTCAGATACAGTAAAAAAAGAACAGGCCGGGAAGCGGCCGGAAAGGAAGAAAATGAAAAAGAACAGTTTGTTTCTGAAGCTCTTCGGGCAGGCCGCGAAGGATAAAAGCCCGGAAGAGATTGAACAGATGGCTATGGATGCTGCTGATGCCCTGGAGGAGGGCGGCGGGGAAGGAAATGGAGGAGAGGGAAAATTGCCAGCGGCAAATCTTGATGAAAAACCGATAAGTGACGCTGCATTTTTAAAAGCTCTGGATAAGAAGCTTGACGCCCTTCTGGCCGCTCTGGATGCTGAAATTGGGGAAGAGGGAGAGAAGAAGGATCCGGAAGAGGAAGAAAATCCCATGGACGCGGCAATTAAGAAGCTGGAAAGGGATGATAGGGAGAGGAACGAGGAGAAAAAGGCTCAGATCGTTCCGGCCGGCGACGCAGTTGAAACAGTGTCAGGAGTGGACAGTGCGGTTGCTGCGGCAATTTTAAAAAGCGTCCGCCCGTCTGTGGCGGCTATTAAGGATGAAAAGGAGAGAAAGGCCGTGGCAGACGCCCTGATTGCCTGCGTGACAGCCGGTGAGGACAATGACATTGCAAAGCTCATCCAGACCGTTCAGAAGAATGCACAGAAAGCAACAGATAGAAAGCCAGAGGTCAATCTGGATGCGATCCAGAAGGCATACGACAGTATGAACCCGCACAGAAAGGAGAACAAGGAATGAAGGGACTGACAATTGGAAAGACCATGCCGCATGGATATGCCGGGAGTTATTCCAGACAGCCGGATATGATTGTGGAGACTCATCCGCTGGGAGGCACTGAGAAGCTGGAGTTTGGCTCCGCTGTTTTGTATGGCACAAACGGAGCAGTGGTTCCATTCGGAGAATCCGGAACTGCAGTTGACTTTATTGGGATTGCTATAAAAGAGGTAAAATCAGCGACAGATTATTTTAACCAGGATGCAGGCAGTTATCAGCCCGGTGAGGCCGTACCGGTCATGAAACGCGGATGCGTTAATGTGATCTGTCAGAATGGTTCACCTACAGCTGACGGAACTGTTTATGTACGTACGAAAAAAAGCGAATCTCATCCCAATGCCGTGATTGGGGGATTTGAGGCATCCGCGGATTCCAGCAATAGTGTGACATTAACCAACGCGAAATGGAAAGGTTCTGCAGATGCCAATGGTGTTGCGGAGCTGTGTATCTTAACACGCAGCCATGCTTAAGGAGGTAAATGATGGCTTTTAAGAATGTTGGAACTTTTGATTTAGGAACAGTAGGAGGGCAGGCCGCAAAAAGAGGAAACGCGCAGGCATTTGCCATGAATGATGCAGGGATTGCATCCGGGCAGGCATTTTTACAGTCTGAACTGGAAAAGCGTGATATGCTGGTGCGGACTCCGTTAACCAGCTTTACATATTCCAGGGATATTCCGATCCGCGTTGGCGGCGGATGGGCTGAATTCGTATCTGCCATGCAGGTGGGGTATGGAGTAAGCGGCGGCTCTGGAGATAATCTTCATCACTCTGGCGGGGCTAATGGCATTCCGATGGTTCAAGCGGATTTTGGAAAGGGCCTTTATAAGACTCACATGATCGCAGCCGGCACCAGCGTGATGTGGATCGACATGCAGCGCGGCAATATGACCGGAAGAAATCTGGACAGCCTGCTTCGTGACGGTCTTCGTATGACCTATGATAAACACATGGACGAAAACACGTATACAGGTTTTTCAAGGTATGGCACATATGGACTGTTAAATAATCCGGATGTTACGGTAACCAGTGCGGCGGAAGTTGGAGAAACCAGCTCTAAGGCAACAGCATTTAAGAGGAAGACTCCAGATCAGATCTTGGATGATATCAACACTGCAATTCTGGCTGCATGGGCGGCGTCGGAATATGACAGGGATGCTATTCCGAATCACATTATTATGCCGTATGAGCAATATAACTACCTGGCAACGACCAGGGTCAGCAGCCTGGCGGAAAAGACTATTCTCACATTCCTTTTGGAGAACAATGTGGCCAGGCAGAACGGCGCTGATCTGTTCATCGGAGCAACGATCTGGTGTAAAGGCGCCGGAGTATCCGGAAAGGATAGAATGGCAGTTTACTGTAACAAGGAAAGATATCTGGCCATAGATGAGCTTGTACCGTTGACGAGGGCCATGACTGGTCCTAACACGGCACAGTTCTGTTATGATACTGCGTACGCTGGAAACTTGTCCGAGGTGGAGGTATTTTACGATCAGACCATGCTGTATGTAGATGGAATCTAAGGAGGAAATATATGTTCATCATTGCAAAAAGAAATTTTCTGATTCCGAGGGAGGGACAGGAACCATATAAGATCGAAAAAGATTTTGTGGGAGAGATTCCGGAAGGAATTGCCTCTCATTGGCTTATCAAAGCAGCCATGGAAGACGGAACCATCGCTGCACCTCAGAACAAGAAAGATGCAGCACTTGAGGAAGCAGATGCTTTGGCATCCAGAAAAGAAGCGGAATCAGATATTCGCCCGGATGCTCAGGGGGACAATAAATCCCCCACTATAGTAACAGATAAGATTGATTCCGAAACAGCGAAAAAGAAAACCAAAGCAGCGGAATAGGAGGTAAGCGGCATGTGGTCTGGTATGTGCTTTGAAAGGGAAAAAGAAGCTGCGGCCAATGTGCCGTATGAGGGAGAAAGAGGGACATACACTGCAGAGATGTTTGCGGAAGATTTCTCTCAGTTTTCCCGGAACTTAAAAGAGGACGACAAAGGAATGCGGGAGAGTCTGGTCCCGATTTCCATGTTGGATATGTTCCTTTTTCAGGCAAACGACAGCGTGATCCCTTCGCGCTGGGGCAGCTTATGGAGGTATGCTGCTGGGCTGTATGTGGCTCATTTTTCTGCAATGTATCTGAAAACCTACACAGATTCTTCTGTTAACGCCGCGCAGGCGGCTGTCCGGGCAAATCCCACAGGCGTGATCCGCACGGCAGTCATGGGCGATACGTCTGTGAGCTATGATAACAGCGCCATTACATCAGGAATCGAAAAGTGGGGTGCATGGAATTCAACCCAGTACGGTCAACAGTTGGTGACACTGGCTCGTATGGTTGGTATGGGAGGCATGTATGTTATCTGATAATCCGATTTTTTCAGGGTGGTATACGGACACGGCTGATGTGTATCGCGTAATGCCGGTGACAAAAGGCAATATAGAGACACAAGAACGGAAAAAAGTCAATGAGTATCCTATCCCGTGTCGAATCTACCAGGCATCAAAAGACGGCCCGTCTATAGGCCCTACGGCAGCAAGGAACCGTGGAACGGAAAAGGTGGCCTGTGATCTTTCTGCCGATATCCGGGCGGGAGATGAGCTGCGGATCATACGTGGAGGGAATCTCGGACATTTGAATCCGCAAGAGCGGTATTTTGCCGGAGATCCGATGCACTATTATGATCCGGTTGGAGGCGCTCTGACCGGTCTGGAGCACCAGGAGATTGGACTTCTGAAGGAAAATATCGTGGAATAACGACTGCGGGGTGATAAGATGTCGAGTTTTGGAAGCCAGATGAGAAAGCGGCTGGAAGAACTCAGAAAAGTCAGGGAGGATGTGCCGAAGATTATGATGGAAGTGGCGGAAGGCGCTACGATTGAAGCTGTCCGTGTTGCAACAGAGAATACGCCTCCAAATGGAGGAGCTCTTATCGCAGGAACCAATATGCGAAGCGGAGATATGTCACAGCACTGGGAGACTGACAGCCAGACAATTCCATTATATATCGGGGGAAGCGTGCGGACACAGCTTGCCAATGATATGCAGTATGCCTCTTATGTCAATGACGGACACCGGATGGATAAACATTTTGTTCCAGGTCTTATTGTGAATGGTGATCTCCTGGAACAGGATCCGGATGGAGAGGGCGGACTTATGGTCGGTACGAAGACTTCATACGTGGAAGGAAAATATATGAAGGAGAAAGCTGTCGGGAAATACCGATCTGTCATTCGCAAAGAGCTGGATAAGCGCGTGAGGGAGGCATTGAAGTGACATTTACACTGGACAATATCATAAACAGTGTGGCGGGAGTATTGAAGGAACGGTACGGCGGCTATCCTGTCTACACCAGCGCAAACCAGCAGGGGACAAGGTTTCCTTGCTTTTTTATTTTCTTTCTGCCATCTACGATTGAGTGCCAGACGGATCGGAGGTTTTTGAGAGATCTTGCCATGGATATCATCTTTGTCCAGCAGAGAAATATCGTCAATGGGAATGCCGGGATTCGTGAGATCGCGGATTATCTGGACGAAAGACTGGAGCTAATTCCATATTCGGACGGCTCTGGAGAACTCGCATATATTCCGACGTATGAACGACAGTGGCAGTCAGAAGATGGAGAGCTTCATTATCAGTTTCATATCCGCCAGAGGGTTGTAGTAGCAGAAAACAATGTTCTAATGAGAGAAATGGAGGAGAACAATGCCAAAGTTAAATGAGAAGTCTGCTGTGGTGCCGCAGCAGGAAAAAAAGTATCCTACCAGAAAGCTACTTAACAGTAAGCACCTGGCCGGATATCAAAGGGACTTTGCCAGGGTAATCCTGACAGAAACAGAGTATACCATTAAAGAGGCGATAACGATTCTCGATGAAGTTTTAAAGGGAGGCAGATAACATGGCAGGAGGTATATGGACAAGCCAGAATAAGGTGCAGCCAGGAGTTTATATTAATACAAAATCCAGCGGCAATCTGGCGGCCAGTGTCGGAGAAAAAGGGATCGTGGCACTCGCAGAACCGCTTTCCTGGGGGCCTGTGGGCATGATTCAGGAGATTATCCCGGGAGAAGATCTAAGGAAGTTCATTGGCTATGATGTGACGCATGCAAGGGCAACATTTTTGCGTGAGATGATGAAAGGTTCTGATACGACTCCGGGCCCGATTAAAATTTTACTTTACCGCCCAACAGGAACCGGAGGGGAAAAGGCAACAGCGACGATTGGCGCGGTTACTGTAACTGCCCGTTACGAGGGTGAGAGAGGCAACGATATTACCGTTATTGTGCAGGAAAATCCTGATTCCGAGAATGTTTATGACGTAGAGACGGTGGTAGACGGTTCAATTGCAGATACGCAGAGCGTTACGGACATCTCGAAGCTTACGGAAAATGCCTGTGTGAGTTTTTCCGGGACAGGAACTGTTTTTACTGAAACAGCCGGAACAGCTTTGACCGGAGGTGGGGATCCAACCGTAGCAGCATCCGATTACGCAGCATTTCTTACTGCACTGGAGCCATGCACGTTTGATGTTCTGATCTATGATGGAAAAGAGCCGACAGTAATACAGGCTTATGCGGCTTTTGTAAAGAGAATATCCAACAATGTGGGCAGAAAATGTCAGGCCGTGATGGCTGAGGCAGAAGCCTGCAATAGTGAGTGGGTGATATCCGTGAACAACGGAGTGAAGCTTTCTGACGGAACTATCCTGACGCCGCAGCAGGCAACCTGGTGGTTAGGCGGTGCAGAAGCCGGAGCGCTCTATAATGATTCTCTGACATATGCCCAGTACCCGGATGCGGCAGAGTCTTACCCGAAGTTAAATGATACAGAGATCACCTCGGCGATTCAGGCCGGTTCTATCGTTTTTATTGATTCTTTCGGAACCACGAAGGTTTGCACAGATATTAACACTCTTACCTCTTTTACTGTGGAAAAGGGGCAGGAGTATTCGAAAAACCGTGTAATGCGTGTCCTGAACCAGTTCTGTAATGATGTATATAAGCAGTTCAGCCTTTATTACATTGGAAAGACTGACAACAACGATACTGGGAGAAATCTGCTAAAAGCCTGGATTGTGGGGTATCTGAATGAGATGCAGGCCAATAATGGAGTACAGAATTTCTCCCCGGACGACGTGGCTGTGAAGCCTGGAAATACAGTGGATTCCGTTGTGATCGACGTGGCTGTGCAGCCTGTTGACAGTATCGAAAAGATCTACATTTCGGTTGCAGTATCTGTCAATACGGAAGCAGAGTAAAGGAGGTAGGATATGTCGTATTTGCTTGCACAGGATTCTCTTCGCGGCGCCGCCGGAAAGGCCTTTATGACCTCCTCGGGGGAAAATACGGAGCTGTTTGGATTAAAAAAATTTGAGCTTTATGCGGAGGTGCAGACAGCTGAATTTAAAGTAGTCGGGGCTCTTGTGGATCAAACAAAGCCGAAGGGACTCAAATATACCGGCAATGCAACGGTTTATTATGGAACACCGGCATTCCGGAAGGTTCTGGAAGAGTATAAAAGAACCGGGCGCTTTCCGGAGATCAGTTTCCAGATAGAGAATGGTGACCCCGGTTCAACGGTAGGAAAACAGATTACGGCTGTTTATGGGGTTGTTCTGACAAAGATACCGATTGCAATGCTGGATGATTCTGCCGATTCTCTGCAGGAAGAAATCTCATTCACAGCGACAGACTATGAAACGCTTCAGCATTTTGTTGCACCGTCAAAACTTGGATAGGAGGATTTTATGGGAAAGTTAAGTGCGTTTTTGAAACCATCTCCGGTCGGAAAGACAAAAAAGCTTGTGATTGACCGGTTTACAGATGAGGAGGGAAACATTGCTCCAATCATTATTAAAAGTATTTCTCCGCAGGAAAATGAGGAGATCTCAAATTCCTGCATGGATGCAAACGGAAACCTGGATTTTTCAGCATACGGAAATAAATTGATTGTTGCCTGCATGCAGGAACCGAATTTGAAGGATAGTGAAATCTGTAAATTTTACGGGGTGATTGATCCCGCAATGGTTCCTGGCATTATGTTTACAATCGGAGAAAAGCAGCTTATCCAGGATGCCATTATGGATATCAATGATATTAAAGATGCAAGGAAGAAGCTAAACGAAGCAAAAAACTCTTAGAGGGGAGAGACTGGGAAGTAGAGGCGGCATATTTTGCTTTTATTTCCCTAGGAATCTTCCCTGAGGATTTTGAACAGAGGTCGGAACGAGAAAAGCTTTTAATGTACTCGATGATGGAGAGGGCAGCAAAGGAGGGGAAGGTGTAATATGGGGCAGATCCGTGAAGATTTTATTCTGGCTGATCAATTTAGTGGCACGTTTTCCAGATTCCTTCAGCTTGGCCAGGCTGCGAATTCCGGTCTGGATAAACTGGGAGCATCGAGTCATGACTTTGCTGATTCCTCCGCGTTTGCAGCTCAGCAGCTCGATGCCATGCGAAGCGGTCTGGCGGCCCAGCAGTCGCTTTATGCAGCCCAGAACCGGCGGCTGGAAGCCCAGAGGCAGAAGGTTCAGGAACTGCAGCAGAGCTATGATCTTCTGATTCAGAGCAAAGGAGCCGAGGCCAGTGCAACGATCCGTGCAGCTGAGGCGCTTGCGAGGGCGCAGATTTCAGAGACGAATCTCCTGAAACAGGCATCCAGGACTGCAGATATGATTGCCAGGCAGAATGAAGAAATTGAAAGATTCCCGAATAAAATGGATGCAGCGCGAGCGGCCACCAGAGACGCGGCAAGGGAGCAGGAAAAACATAAGCGAAAGGTAGAGGAAACGGCAAACTCGGCCAATAAGCTGCTATCTGCGTTGAAAAGGGTCGCTGCAGTCACTGGAGTGATGGCCGGGATTAAATCTTTTCTGGACTTGTCGGATACCCAAACACAGACCAACGCAAGACTTTCTATGATGGTGAATGATCTGGAAGATGTGGCCAGGCTGCAGGAGGGGATATTTCAGTCGGCACAGCGGGCAAGGGCATCTTATGAGGATACTGCCGATTCTATTGCAAAAATGGCGCTGAATGCGGGGCAGGCATTTAACTCAAATGATGAGATTATCCGATTTATGGAATCCATTAATAAACGATTTGCAATCGGCGGAACCGCTGCGGATCAACAAAGATCCGCAATGCTGCAGTTGACACAAGCTATGGGAGCCGGTGTTTTACGAGGAGAGGAGCTGAACTCTATTTTGGATGCGGCGCCTGGTATTGCCAGGGATATCGAGCAGTATATGGGGTGGGCTTCCGGATCCATCAAGCAGTATGCAGAGGACGGGAAAGTCAGTGCGGAGGTTGTTAAAAACGCCATGTTAAGCGCGGCGGAAACAATTGATGAACAGTTTGCATCCATGCCAATGACTTTGGGCCAGGCAATGACTTTGGTGAAGAATGAAGTGCAGAACAGCCTTCAGGACAGCGCAAAGGAATGGAATGACTTTATGAATTCCGCAGATGGACAGAAGATTCTCAATGAAATGATTGTCCTGTTTTCGACTCTTGCAGAGGTTGGTAGTGATGTGTTGGCGTTTCTGGGGCAGGGGGCCCTGTTCGTAGCGGATAATCTGGATTTTATTCTTCCAGTGCTTGCGGCTATCGGTCTGGCATATGGAGTGGTGCATGCACAGGCAATAGCGGCGGCTGTCGCTAATGTAGCAGGAGGATTGGCCACTGCCGCAGCATGGGCAGCAGCGCACTGGCCTCTGCTTCTTCTGGCCGCCGGATTCGCGGCTGTTATGATTGCTGCACAGCAGTTTGGGCTGGATATGCAGTCTGTAGGGGAATGGGTTGGAATGACATTTGGTATGCTCTATGCGGTAGGGTATAACGTGTTTGCTTCTCTTTGGAATACGATTGCGGCTTTTGCTGAATTCTTCGCGAATGTCTGGGATGATCCTCTTGGCGCCACAGTAAGACTGTTTTTTGACGTATTTGATTCGATACTTGGAATTGTTGAAACAACAGCAGGTGCTATAGATGCTCTTCTTGGAACCAATCTTTCCGGCGCGGTTGCCGGATTCAGAGAGGAACTTTCTGGATGGGTGAAGGATACCTTCGGAGAAAACGCGGTTAAAATTGAGCGGATGACAAACCTTGATGTTCGCCAGACATCTGAACAGTGGGGACAGTATGGCGGAAATCTTGGAGCCAAACTTGATGATATGAATTTAAACCTTTCTGACATTGCAGAGAGCATGAGTGGATTTGACGCATCGTCCCTGCCGACAGCAGGTGAATTAGGAGATATAGGGAAGGTCGGAAGCGTTGGCAGTGTAAAAAATGTGGAGGGCGAAGTAAAGTTATCTGACGAGGATGTGAAGCTGTATCGGGATCTTGCAGAGAGTCGATATATGAACCGGCTCGAGTTAAAAACACTGGCGCCGAATATCAATATTTCTATACCGGAATCTGCAGCGGGAAATCTATCTGCTGAAGATGTGGTGGACAGGATCCGAGTTATGCTGATTGAGGAGGCAGCGTCCCAGACAGCAGTATCTCATGGATAGGAGGCAGAAATGGGAAAACTGAAAAGCGATTATTCGGTTTATGTAAGTTTTGGTGGAACTAAGATAAGGCTTCCGGTTAATCCAGAAGAAATAGAAATAAAGTATCCAACGAGTCATAAAACGTATGATGTTCTCGGGAAAGGAGAAATCATCGTTCCCAGGAAACCTTCTTTAAATGTGGTCTCCTGGGAATGTTTTTTCCCGGGAAATACAGGAGC